TTCTTTCATAATAGAATCTAATACATCAACACTTTCTTGTTGATAGGCCATTTTTAAATTCAATTCTATCATATCTGAATCTGCATCTACATAATGTTGCATTTCACTTTTAATAATACTTTTACCCAGCCAGGGTTCCCGCTTGATTTCTACTAGATCTTCTGGATTATTCAATTCTCCTCGAAAATATTCCCCAAGTACTTTGGTAAGTGTTTGTCTCTTTATATGTATACTTCTTAATTTTTGACGTTCAGTGCTTAGAATACGGAGCCATTTAGAATGTAATGTAGGTATCTTTAGGCTTTCTTTATCAAGAGAAGTATTATCCATAACAGTATCTTTAGTCCATTCGTTCATAATATCTTCTATTTTCAAGTTCTTTCACCTTTCTTTTCAATTATAATGCTTCTATAGTATATAGTGAATATCTAAAAGATACGGTAGCTTCTAAGTATTCAATATCAGATCCAGTACTAGTGAATAGTAGTTCAGAGATAGATTCTGGAAACATCTTTTGAAATTTAATTCTTAGATTAGGATTGTATTTACTACTTAGAATGGATAGCGTAGCATCAGATAAACTAGCTTGATTGATACTAGCATTTCTATATTTTTTATATTGATCTGTTGATGAAGGAGATCCTAAACCCACTAACCAATCGTATATCTCTATATAGTTTTTTAAATCTTCGTCTACTCTAAAAGAAATATTGAATGGTGAGAATGTAAGTTTTTCACCAGGAAGTGGATAATCGATTAGAGGATTGACAACATTAGTCGCTCCCAAAGAAATAGCTGGGAGACTAGCAGATTGGGAAAAGTAGTTCATCGTTGGTGTTCTTTCAAGCACCAATCTGAAACCAGTTTGTCCTAAGAAATTCTTGTTAATAGGATCCGATGCCATATATGTTCCTCCTAATGTATTTATATAAAAAAAAGAGAGGGCCGAAGCCCCCTCTTAGTCAGGTTGGGTTAATCCCAATCTTACATTAGGTTAGAAACGGTTACAATACGATAGTAAACGTTCTTCTTAGCGAAGGCGATTGCACCATCGGCAGCCGTAGTAGCGAATGGGTTCGCGACCATGCCGTAGCGGGTCTTGAAGCCAATCTTTGGCTGGAAAGTATTTTCACCAACCGCACGAACCATCTGTAATGGAACGTATGGGCAGTAGAAGAGACCAGCATCGAATGCACTAGAGCCCTTATAACCTACGGTGAAGTACTGATTGCCTGAAGCACTAGAGAAGTATGGATCAACATAAACTTTGATCCGACCATTTAGAACACCAGCGAAAGTATTGCCCGTGTCATCGACGTTTAGACCAGCAGAAAGTGCTGGAGTATAGTCTAGAACACCTGCCATTTGTAGAGCAGAAGCTACGTCTGAACCGCAGATAAGGACATTACCCTTGCCGCGACGAGTAGACTTAGCGATCTGGTTGGCTTCGCGCTCGATTTGGAAGATCATACCCTTGAACTTCTCAACTGACCACCGGCCATTTGAATCGACATCTAGGTTGAAAGTACCTGCGGTTGTGGTATTCTCTTGAGCACCAGCGGTAGCAGTGTAGTTAATGGTCCGAACGACTTCCCGGTTAATTTCTGAAAGAATTTCAGCGGAAAGGATGTTTGAAAGTTCGGTCTCAGCATCTAGGCCATGAATGGCTTTAAGATCCTGTGCTAGTTCCATGGTGTACTCTGCCTTTAGAGCACGGGAAACGGCAGTTACTGCAACCTTCTCAACGGAGAAAGCCATCTCTGAGAAAGCATTTGTCGCGGCATCGCCGAGAGCTTCACCAGTAGCTGTTGACATGCCAGTATGTGGGCTATAAGCACCACCAGTAGCACGGGCAGTTGGATCATCACCGGTCTGTAGACTACCAGCAGAACCATCGATAACACCACCGAAGTTGGCGGTATTAGCACCAGTTGAACCAGTAGCTGAGTGAGAAGTATTAGCTTCGTTTTTAAGAGCTTCTGCACCGGATTGAGTGTTGAAACGTGAGCGCATAGCAAAGATAAGTCCGGTTGGACCAGTCATTGGCTGTACACCACAAACGTCATACGCAACCATATTTGGCATGGAGCGGCGAACGAGTGAGATTAGAACTGGATCGAAAACATCGACTGAACCAGCAGCAGCGGTTGAAGAAGAAGCACCCATAGCGTTAGAAGGTGCGGCCTCACCAAGTAGGGATGGCATTTGATAGCCACCTGAACCGAAAGCTGCTTCGCGAGAAGCCTTCTCTTGGTTTTCGAGTAGAACTGCGGTAACCTGTCTCTTATGAGGATCCTTGATATCGTGTAGCTCAGGATGCTCAAGAACGGGGCCCCATTTCTTGATTAGATCTTCAGTTAACATTGTTGTAACTCCTTTATTACTTACTATTATTATTTATAAAATACCTTATTTCTTGATACTTCTAGAAATGGCGGCCGCATAGTGAGACATATTCTGTGGCATAACCGTATCATCAGATACTTCAAGAGGCTCATCTTCATCGACGAAGGACTCTACTTTATCTTCATCAGTGAAATAGCTTTCTTTAATCATGGAGACCTTCTCTCGAAAATCTTCTTCTGATACAAATTCTACACCGGCTGATAGATTAACTAGCTTTTCAGAATTAGCATCGGTAAGCGCAAAGGAAGCTTCTGCAACAACATTATTACGAATTAAGTTTTCAATGTTGCTAGATAATTCTACATTCTTTGCGATTTCTTTATCAAGGGATAATTCTAACTCATCTGATTTCTCAGAAACATTAGCTAGAACATCAACCTTACCTTCTGGAATATCAATATAGCTATCCTCAAATAACTTCTTGAGGCCAGTCATGAACTCTTCAGCAATCTCGGTACGAATACCTGCTTCGACTGCTAAACGATTCTCTTCATTCCATTCATTGATTGCATAATCTAGAAAACTGTCAACCTTTTCTACCATTTCTTCATGGGTTTTCATGTTTTCAAGTAGATTATCAGCCTCTAGTTTTTGAGTTACTTCTAATAGTTTCTCGTTGATTTTAGAAACAACAGCGGCCTCAAAAATAGTAGTTGCTTTAGTCTTGAACTCTTCAGATAGATCTTCATCACCGAAAATAGCAGCAACATCGGCAGTTAAGTCGATGTCTGCGGAAGAAACTGTAATAGGCTCTACTTCTTCCACTGTATTTTCTGCAATTTCATCACTATCTTCGTCTTCTAGGTCTTCCATCATTTTAGTATGATGAACTTGAAGAGTCTCTTTCTTCATGCCATGAAGTTTAGTCATCATGTCATTGATCATACCAACTTTGGTACCCTTTAACTTTACAGGCTTCTTATCGCCGGCTGTTACTTTACCTTTTGGTGCAACAGGCTCAGGTACTTCTGATTGCCCATCGTCTGCTTTAAATTCTTGAAGATCTGTTTCGTCTTCTTCAAGAACATCTAAGTTCTCGTCGGACATTATTATGCTCCTTTATTATGGTTCTAAATATTTATAATAATTGTTATTTACTACATTTTCTTCAAGAAATCCTCGAAGATACGTAATTTAGTTGTCTCCAACTCGGACTTTCTAGATTTCTTAATCTCATATTGAGATTTTTCTACAAATGACTGAATCCACTTTCCGCCATCCATAATCCAATCAACGCCCTCCATAATGCCTTGTACAAAAGCATCGGGTGCAGATGGATCAGCTACGATATCGGCTGCGGTAGCGAGATAAAAATCTTTCTGTACTTCGTTTATACCATTTCTAGATTTAAGAGATCCCATGCCCCGAGATGAAACACCTAATGATGCGCCCTCTTTAATCAAATTCTTAACAATATTACCATAGGGAGAATCCATAATCTTAGCCTTACCAATGAAATTGTCTCCATCTTGATATAATTCTTTAATCATATGTGAAACACGTTCTAAATTAATACTTGGGCCTTGTGGATGACCCAACTCACCAAATGCACGATTCTTCATAATATACTCTTTGTTATAACGTATAACTTCTTTTTCTAAAACTTCGGTGGGATAAATTCTACCATTCCGATTAGCTTTATTGGCTTGCATAAAGATACCTTCAATAAAGTATTCTTTCTCGCCATCAGCATTAGCTTCAGTAATATACTCTAGACTATCTTCTAAGACTTCTGTAATTAACTTCATCTTATGCTCCTGAAACCTTGTGTAGTTTGGCTACAACAAAACCAGTGCCACCAGAAAGAGTAAATACCACATTCGCTTGACGATCGCCAAGATATGGTTCTAATCTCATAGCACTTGATTGATAATCATGATTACCACTACCCGATAGAGTAGCTACTGTATTAGCACCTCTAGTTACTGTCCATCGATTAGTACCATTGACAGACCACATTAATTCTGAAATAGACATCTCTGAAAGTTCTTCACCAATAGTATTAGCACC